ACCTGATGATTCCACTCTCATATGTTGTATTTTTGCGGTCTTAAAGTCACCTGATGATTCAACTTTCATAACAGGTAACTTACTAGTTTTACTGTCACCAGAAGCTTCAATCACCATATCATCATCATCTTGGTTCAATTCTGAAGTAAACATCTTATAGATACCTAAAAAGGATAAAGCCAAACCAATAGTCCCCAAAGCACTTAAAATAGGATATGAAGATAAAATATCAACAATTTCAGCATTCATAGAATTTAATTTAGAGACAAAATCACCATAAGTCAGTTGCATACATAACTTAAATTTAGTCCATTTACTAATTGGTTTCTTATACAACTGATATTGTTCCCACTTATGATTATCCATGACTAAATCAAACTCATATTCCTCTAAACTCTTACCTTCAGATTCATAAAATTTAATTTCACTTTCAAAATCATATGAATAGGAATCATAGAAACTCTCATCCACATCACTATTCATGTGCGTAAACATGGGTCGAGCAGCATAAGTCTCTAACCAATCCAGTTTGCCTCGAGCAGCATTCTTCTTCTGCTCCCACTTATCCGCCATTAAAGTGGAGAAATAATGATAATCTATAGGTTCACCGTGACGAATAAAATTACCATCATGTGAACTACTAGGCTGAATACGTTGAAATTCATAAATGTCCAAATTGGTAACACAAGGATCAAGAATATCAGTATTCAGTTGCCTGACTTTACCATTCATCTTAACAAAATCATCCTTGATATTAACTTCGTAAGCATTATCAAACATACGAGTTTCGAAAGCCCGAGGAAATGTCAAAGAATCTATTTTAACTTGAGGATTATTCGTTGTAAAAATTAAAACCTCAGCAGAAGAGAATGTATTTTTATCATGAAGAGCAGCCATATGCAAATGTTGAGGAAAAGTATTGCATGACCTGATAACTTCAAATATTTCAGGATTAGGTTTTGCTTTATCATCAACCATTTGGAAAGCATCATCATAAATAATAATCTTTTGTTGTTTATAACCATCCCAAAATTCAATTTCAACTTGCCTAGCGTATACCTGATGATGAAAAATTTTAGGATCTTTATAGCCCATCCTTCTCAATATATCAATACAAAGGGGATAAACCATTTCGGTTTTACCTATACCTGATTCACCAATAAGCCAAATACATACTGGTTTCATTCTAGGACCCCCTCCTTTAGAAGGGCTACATGATACATATTCATACAAATATTTCGCCGGATAAATAAAAGAACTAACCATTTTCTGAGTTTCTTTATTTAAATACTTGTCGGATTGATATCTCAATCCATCCAAATACAACTTTTCCACAATATTAGCAGTTTTGGCGCTCATATCAATCTTATCTCTTTCTTCAAGTTCAATATATTTTTGTATCTCCAAAGCCCAAGTATCAATTTCAGCATATATAGAACGAGCACCTTGCAACTCTTCACGTTTCTTGCCCAAAACGAGCATTTTCGTTTGTTCATGAGCCAAATTCCAATATTCAGTAGTTAAATCAAATATTTTTTGACCACCTTCAAAAGCTTTAGGAATGCGATCCAAACGCAATAAATAACTATCCCAATCTTTTTTACCAGGTATCATTTTAACTGAAACAAAAGCTAAAACACCAAACAATAATTTACCGCATGTAGCAAATAAAGGACTATAAATAAAATTTTCCAAGGAAGACTCACTTTGCATATGAGTATAAAGTTCTTTTAAATGAGCCCTAGTAGCTCTTTGACCAATTTCATAACCTTCCTTCATAGCGTCAACCATTTCTTTTATAAAAGAAGGCATGCCATAATGTAAACAAACAAAGCCTAAAACTATACAAATAGCTGTTCTATATCTTTCAAATTTTATTAATAAATGAACAAGCAAAATTACAACTACAATTTTAATTAAATCATCCTTAATATCAACCATATTTTTATTAGTGTCAGCAGCAGTACTTACTAAACTACTATGCATAGCAGGTAAAGCATTTTCTAGAAAATCCGTTATTTTAGATATATTATCTGCAACACCATTAAGTGTTGAACCAGAACCAATACCAAACATATGTGTATATAAACGATCATTTTGATATTTAGCATCTCTATTATATTTTCTTAGTTCTTTAATTAATGTCTTAATTCTCTCCTGATTTCTCACTATCGCCTTTTCCAACTTTACAGACCTAGGGTCGTTATAGCGGTCTTGCAAAGGGCGCGAAAAAGTGGGTCCAGGTTCTTCTTCAATATCTCCACCTTTAAGTAATTCAATATTTAATCCACGTCTAAATCTATATATATTTTTAGACAAATTATCTATATAACCTATTCTCTTAA